CTGCCTGTCATTAAATGCTGTTGTTACTCTGATTTTCATTCTGTCACCACCTTTCTAAACCGGTCGAAATCGACGGGTTTAAATGCAATAAAAAAGCACTCTGATTTCTCAAAGTGCTGATTTGATGTATTAAGTTTTGCTTTGGCAAGTTGCAGGCAAGTTAAATAATGCCGTAAACAAGCCGTTTTTCTTACTCTGAACATATTCTCGGCAAGTTAAACAACAAAACCGCCCTTTTTACGGAGCGGTTAAGATTTATGCTGTTTCTCTTTGTGTTCGTTTTATCTTCTCGTTTTTCACAATCATAATTTCTGATTCAAGTCTTTTTATTTCGGCATCTATTTCTTCATTTGTCATATTTTTTATTTCATCAGGAATAATAATTCTATCATCAATGAAATACTTCTTATCAGCCATTATAAGACACCTCCCAAAAATTAATATCAAATGACTGTGATAATTTTTTAATAGTTTTTACTTGAGCTTCCATTTCAGAAAAACCGCCATTCATATATTTTTGAATGTACAAATTATAAAGCTTTGGGTTAATCATTTCATTGGAGTGATACCCGTAAAGTACGCCATTGTGACAAGCCACAAAACATTTAGCATATCCGTTATTAGCACAGGAATTAAAGTCTTCAATGCTTGGTGGCATACTACTTGGGTGTGTATGAATTGTTACAACATTATTATTTGTCTGAATACATTTCTTTATTCTATCGGTATATGTTATTGTTCGTTCATCAGCACTGTCGGTTACAGATAACATAACTCTTCCTGTTTCACCGTCAATCCAATACATATCCTCAAAAGCCGTTCCGCTTCTGTGTTTTAATGCTTTTTTAGCACAATCGTAAAGTGACTTGTTGACTTCTTTATTATCAGTAGCACTATCATACTTGCGTTTATATTCGCCGCTGTCAACATAAGTTTTATTAACAAGCGTACTTTTATTGCGTCCATAACGCTGATTTTCAAGAGCCACAACATCACTTCCTGATTTCATTATAACAGTTTTTTGAGATTTTGCAACAGATTCAGGCAAACTATTCCCTGCTTTTTTCGCCTTTTCTTCAAGCATATCAGCCCTATCGTGCCACTCATCGGCTCGGGTTTGGGCTATTCGTTTATTGTCTCCATCAAGGCTGTATTCAGCACGGCGGTCAAAGCGTTCTGCCTGACGCTGTGCATACTGCTGTTTTTCCTCAATTCCTCGCTGACGGTCAAGCTCTTTGATTTCATCTTCAGACAACGGTGCGTCCAAATCATCAAGTTCGGGATAATATGTACTTGTGCTGTCCTTACATCTCGGATGAAACAAACCGTTCTTGATTGCGGTTGAGAGAAGCGGATAGTTTCCGTCTGACTTTTTGCCGTTTGAATAAACATCGTCAATAAACACCTTGCCGATATATTTTGCACAATCGGGGCAGCCGCCCTGTCTTGAGTTCACAACAACGAGGGATACTCCCCATTCGGCTCGCTTTTCGCCCTCACCACGCAGATAGGCTCTTTTGTTGGCCGTTTTAACCGCCATGTCCGCATAATCCGAGAGCGTATGCCTTGCACCGTTTTTGTATTCCACACAATTTAGACCTGCGTTGAGCATATCTTTGCAGGCGATATCAACGGCTTTTTCGTATGTAACCGCACCCGTGTTCATTGCAACCTGTGCGTTAAAAATCGCCTTGCGGTACTTGTCGTTGCTCATACGCAAAACTGCCGTTTCTGCCCTTTTAAAATCGTCTGTGGTCGATTTTATGAGTGCGTCAAGTTTACGGTCATTCACCTTAAAAAACTCGGCTGTGCTGTGTGCTGACGGCTTTTTCGGGGCTTTGAAACCGTCCTTGACAGCTTCAAGAATTTCTGCCTCCTGACTTGCATTTCCGTCAGCTTTGGCGGTGCGAATCATCTCTTCAACCTTGCTGTTAATGGCTTTGAAACGCTTGCCGAATTTCTTTGCGTTGTGCTTACGGTACTCTTCAAGACTTTTGAGCTGTTCAGCCTGCCATTGTGTCCAGTTGTAACCCTCTTTGGTTTCTTCGGCTCTGTGACGGCTGAAATTGCGCATCATGCTGTCGATAAGCTCGTTTTCAATTCTCTCAAAAGCCTCTTTAATGTTGTAATCACTCATTGTTTACCTGTGTATCGTTCTGTTCGGGATTGCTTTCGGTTTTTTCTGTATTATTTTCCGCATTTTCTTCATCATCTGCGTTATTGTCAGGTTCTTCTGTGTCGGTAAGGTCCACATCGTCAAGCTCCGATTTTTCTTCTTCGCCTGCAATGCCCTGTTCTTCCTTAATTCTCTGCACCTCTTCGGCTTTCCAATCCTCCGACTTGCTGTCGCCGTAAAGCTCGTCAACCGAGGTTTCAACTGACATCAAACCGCCCTGTCTTGCTTTTGACACGGTTTCAACCTGACTTTCAAAGCTCGGATTTGCATATTCGCCGAAGTTTACGGATACTTCCAAGCCCTCAACAATACCATTGCCGTTAAGTTCACCGTCTGCATTGAGTACAACTGCAACAAGGCTTTGAAGTGCGTTCTGCGTAATTTTCACAAGGTTCTGCCTTGTGTAAAGGGTTGTCTTTTCCTTTTCGCGCTGAGCGTCTGCATTATCAAGCTTCTTCGTATCAATGCCGAGAGTTGACGGCGATATACTGCCCTGTAAGCAGAGGTCGAGGGCAGTAATGTATGAACTCAAATAGCTTTCGTGCTGAATCTGCGGACTTTCGGTGTAAATCCTGTTGCCGTTACCGTTTTCAGACATATCGTTGCCCACGGTGATAAATCGGTTGTCAAACGGATTTGGCGATATCGGCTGACAGGTTTCGGGATTTCTCGGAACAAGGCAACCAGGCACATACTGCTTTGTTCGGCAGGCTCTGAGTGCGTCCATCCACTGTGACCACACTTCATCAAGGCTGTCGAAAGCGTCTGTTTTTATGCCGATAATGCCCGCACCTCTGCCCTTGTGGCACGATTTGCCGTAAAGGACAGGTACAGCCCACATATATGATTCGTCAAATGTAACGCCCTTTGAATCAATCCATGAAAGAGCGTCAACCGTGTGCAGGTCAATCTCTTTGCCGTTGTCATCATACAAAGCATAGTGAATATAGCCGTAACCGTATGTTTCTTCAAAACGGTAACGGCGGTGTTTTTGCGTGTAATCGGTGTAAAACTTAACCTCTCGGATTCTGCCACGCACATATGTAAAGTCGATGTTTTCGGCAGGATACCATTCAACAATCGGAACATCTGATACAGCCGTGTCAAAGCTGACCTTAAAAGCACCGTCACCGACAACACATAGGTCACGGAGCATTTGCTTAACCGTGTCGGATAGCTTGTTCTGCTTTTCAATGTCTTCCCAACGCTCAGCATAAGCGGTTGAATTTTTACTTGTAACATCTGTGCCGTTGTAGTCGGCAATTACGATATTCACAAGCGTTTCGCAGATGAGTGCCGGCAAGCCCGTGTGTATTTTACGGATTTCAAGCCCCTTTGTGCTTTTTGCCGCCCAAAACATAGTTTTGTTTGTATCAATCTGCCTGTACAGCTCCGCAAGCTGTCTGCTGTTGCCCCAATACCAAATGCGATTGATAAAGCACTCGGTCAGATGATTGCTTGTTTCGGTGACGGTAATTGTTTTGTCGCTTGCAGGAGTAATCTGCAAAAAGTTTTTAATTCCCGATCTGATAGATTCAGCCATTCTGTTAATCAGCCCCATTTATTTCACTTCCAATAATATTTTTAAACGGCAGCCACGCATATTGACCGCTGTTAATGCAATGGTCGTGACCGTCCTCGGGTGTGTTGTCTTTATCCTCTCGCCAGCTGTAAATTTCAAACTCGGCAATCGTGTTTTTACAATGTTCAAGCACAAAATAACAGTCGGTGGCAAGCCAGCCGAGTACAAGATTGATTCGGTCGATAATCTTCGTTTTCTTCCATGCATTTGCAAAGTCATAGACACAGCCGTGCTGTTGCTTATACTTTTGAAATTCGGTAATAGTCGCTTGGTCGGCGCTGTCAATAAAAGCCGTGCGTGCAAAGCCCCATTCATCACGGTTGCGGTCAAGAAAATCAATAAAATTCTTCACCGTGTCACTCGGGGCAATAGGCGTTTGCATTTCAGCGTTGTTATAAACTCTTTCATCAAGCTGAACACACTTGCCGTGATTGGTAATGCCGTAAAATGTCATTGCGATAGTGTCAGGCGACTTCTGCGAATAGGCGGTATCAAGACCTGCGGTGAACTGAACAAAGTGTTCCGACTTGCGGTTACAGTTCAAAAACTTTCCTGCCCACTCTTTTGATTTGATATGTCTTGCCCTCTCAAAATTCGGAAACACAAGCCCTGTTGCTCTGCCTCGCAAACCTAAGATTTTATTTTTATAGAGCTTTGTACCTTTCGGTGCAGAGTTCTTTTTCTTTTCAATCTGTTCGGGTGTAAGACTTAAATTGTCGGCAAAAGAAAAGAACCAATACCGCCAATTCGGTACAGGTTCTTCGGTAAGCTCCGCCGTAATCTCGGGAGGAACATCGTTTTCATATTTTTTAAAAGGACGGGAGCGGTTGACAAACTCCTTATACACAGGCAAAGACGGGTCATCGGGATTCAAAGTAGCAAGCATATAGTCATTACGGGTTGACATTTCTCGGATAAACTCGATATCGGCGGTGTTGATTTCGTCAATATACACGCACCCAAACTGCGCACCGAGAACCATTTCCCACTTATCCCGACTGCTGTAACCGAGAATATAGATAATTTTGTCCTCAAATTTGATATGCGGCAGCTTGTAATCCTTGTCGCCGTTGCCACAGTAAACTGCGTTACGGTGCAGGTCGAGAATACCGTTGTCCTGTTGAATTATAGTTTCCTCAGCCTTGCCCGTAGTTTTGGCGGCAATTGCGTGAAGCTTCTTCGGCGACTGCGACACCATTCGCATAAACTTAACGCCTGCTCCGACGGTAGTTTTGCCGGACGCTGTAGTTCCTTCAAGAAATTCAGCCGACACATTTGTTGTGTTGATAAAGTCGATATACTTTTGTGACAACGGGAATTTGTTACTCACTCAGTCCCTCACCGCCTAACTGTCTGAACACATCGGATAGCTTTTCGGACTGCTCAACCTTTGCGTCAACATTAAGTTTATCCTTGAAAAGGCTATATACTTTACCTAACAACTCGGCCGCTTTGTTTGCGTCGGATATTCTTGTTGGTATCGTTACTATCTCCGGCACTTCGCTTTTAATTGTATGTTTTCGTATTGTACCATTTTCATCAGGTTTGTATGTTGACTCTTCCTGACTGACTGTTACAACAACGCTTTCTTTCTTTTCACGTCTCATAACTGCAGTAAGGTATTTCAGAACCTCATCTTGCTGAGCAATTAGTTTTGATTCTTTTTCAGATAATCTTTTGTCTATATATTCCCTTATGTTGGGTTTTGCCAAGTTTTCACTTGCTATATTATTTGCGTTCTTTTTTGAATATCCTGCCCTTATTGCGGCTTGTGTTGCATTAAGGTCAACTAAATATTCATCGCAAAATCTTTGTTGCTTAGCTGTTAGCATAGCCATAATACAACACCGCCTTTCGCTTAAACAGTGCAAAACCGCCCTCAAGTGAGAGCGGTCTGTGCGATTTTTTATCTTAAGAGAGTTTTTTATATGTCCTGTTTGTCAAACTTTCATAATACCATTATACGCAGGGTAAGGGTGACATTCAATGACATTTCAAAATAATTTTACGAGAAATCGAACTTTTTTCGGAACGCCTGTAACGCTTCGCCGTGCAATCTCAGGGTATGCCTTACGCTCATTTCCATACTCTCGGCAATATCCTCCCACCTCTGACAATTTATGTAATACTCGGTCAAAATTGCAATGTAACGGTAATCGTCAAGTGCATTGATTTTACTGCGGATTTCAGTTTTCAACCGCACAAGATTGTCGATTTCCCGATTGATTTCAGTCTGCAGGTCTGCAATCCTGTCAACAATCCGCATAGGGTCATTCACTCCTGATGTCTTAACAGGCTCGTTCTGCTTAACTGATACCTGTGCAATATTCAGCCTAAGTTTCGACAGCTCGTGTTCTTTCGTTCTGATCAGCTTATCCGAAACCCTGACCGAATATAAATAATCTTTAACCGTCAATCCGTATCACGCTCCTCCTCGTCAAGCATACCAAGTTTCTGTGCCAACGCAATAACAGCGTTTACAATCAAATACAAATCATTGCCTTTAATATCGCACATACGATAGCTGACCTTGATAGTTTCTTCTTCGTTGTCGATTTCATCAAAACCAACAACTACACCTTTATTTAAGGTTTCTATTTCGCCGTTATCGTAATTAACGGTGATATTTTTAATACCTTTCATTCTTCTACCTCACTTTCAATTCTTTAATCACTCTCTCCAACGCAAAATTTGCGTTGTCAGTAAGTTGTCTTTGCCATACACCGTTAGATGGCGACCATCGAAATCCGTTTTGTTTCAGAACGGTTCTTGTATCTGCATCAGGCTTACCGTCAAATCTAAGCTGTAAACGCATAATATCAGCATTTTCAATAACCTCAAATAAATCTGTATTATATGTTTCATTCGTCTGTTCTGTAGCCGTTTCTTTCAGTCTTTCAAGTTCGGCAATTCTTTTCCGAGTGTTTTTAATTTTTGCATTGTTGTTTGTCAACGCATACGGCGGGAATGGTACGCCGTACATACTTTCTTTGATAGCCTTGTCAAGCTCTGTGGCTCTTTCATCTGTATAATCTTTATAGCCTTTCATTGTTTTGTGCTTACGATAATAGGCGTTTGTAGCTTTCATTTCTGTCTGCAATGCTTCGGCTTTTGCAAGTTTATTCCGCAACTGCTCTATGGCATCTGCGTCACCCGATTTAATGATATTAGTACCATTCACAAGTGTTTTAATCTTATTAGGTATCTTCTGGATTTCATTATATAATTGATAGTGCTTATCTCGTGCGGCGTTCTGCTTTTCTTTCTTTCTTACGGGGAAATTACTACCGCCACTAATCATCACGGACGGACACATCATTTCAATTCTGAATTGCTTGTTATACCATTCAGCAAGGCGACGGGCGTATCTGTCTGCCATTGTCGTCCCTTTTTCTTTCAAGTCGTCGGGTAACTTATCAACAAGACTGTAACACTCGTCAACTTTTGCTTTATATTCTGCTGTTTTACTGCCGTGCTGATAATCTCTAAAAGACTAACATTCACGGGCTTGTCTTGCGGCGGTTTCGTTAATTTCATAGTATTTCATTTGCTATCATTCTCCTTCAAAATTAACAACTTTTCCGTTGTCGGTGTAATCTCGTTTGTCAAATTCAAGTTTCAGCTTGTCGATGACAACCCTGTCGATATGCTCCCAAAAGACTTCGTCAGTGTCGGAGTGTTCAATTATCTCAGTCATCGACTTCAAAGCCTTTGCACATCTATCACGACCAAAGCCGAAATCCTTATGCAAGGCAAATACGATAGTCTTAAAAATTCGCCTTGTGGCGTCCGCAATTTCCTTGTCCTTGACTTTCTGATATTCTTTGTCGGCAAGGCGGTTAATCTCCGCCATAGCCTCCTTTTTCAGCTTAACTGGTATTCTTGCTTTCAACGCTTTCTCTCCTTTCGTCAATCTTATCAAGTGCAGTCACAATCAACGAGCTTTTGGCTTTGGTGTCCATAAGCTCTGCCTGATAGTAAAACCGACCCGTTGTATTCCGTCTGATGATACAGCCTTTCAGAATGTATTCTGCTCCATTGTACAGCACAGTTCTTTCAAGGTTGCGTTTAACTTCCGAGATATTCACAGCATTTCCACCTCAATGTAAATACCCGGAACATCCGCCCAAAACTTTTCGCATATCTCACTTGCAACAAGTGCGTCATCAGACCAAAAGCCGAGAGCGGTCATACAGTCTTTTAGCATTTTTTGCAGATTGTCCGTGTCAGGTTTTGTTATACGATATTCGCCGTCCTGATGTTTACCGCGAGGGAAGCACCACTTTGTTATCAACCTGACACCCGACTTGTACGGTTCTGACGGTTTAAACTTTGCCAAATGTGATGTGAGTTTTTCTCTTGCTTGTTTCACCTCGGGCGGATTGTAAAAAACAGGTTTGCCGTTTTTTACCATAACCTTATGTTCCTGTGCAGTTACGGTCGGCGGTATCATCGCCATAAAAAATTCAGTCTTCATTTTCTTCAAAATAATCAACTCCATACCACAACTTTAATTTCGGGTCATAAACTATGTATCCGTTAGCTACTAACTTATCCAACACATAATCAATCAATGCCGGTCGCTTAGAAATCCAATCCATTACCTGATCGTTTTTGTAACTGTAACTTTTATTTGGAAGTTTTCGCCTCAAAGGTGGCATTCCCTTAGCAATTTTCAATCTTTTATCTTTTGAAGTCGATTTGCATTTTGCCATTTTTTACCATTCCTTTCTTAACTTTAAAATTTTGCTTTTAGTCACAGGTCAGGGGAAGGAGTTGTTGTGCGTAAGCTTCGCACAACTACTTCACCCCTGTGACCTTAGGGAACGGAAATACTCCTATATATATAGAATATATATATAGGGTTTTTCTTTCCCTCGGAAAATTTCGAGAAAAAAGTCATTTTCCGTCATTTTTAGAAAAGGAAAATCTCGGGAAATTTTCCTTATTTTCCCTCACGGAAAAGGAAATTCTCGATAAAATTTTCCTTCCAAATTTGACGGAAAGGGAAAATTTATTCGACTTTTTCCTTTTCCCTCAATCCTGTTTTACCGCCGTCAATCCAAAATCCGCCGTGTTCTTTTAGTCGATTTCGGACTGTTTTTTCGGTAACTCCAAGATATGTAGCAATGTCATTTATATCTGCCTGACCGTTATTTTCTTCTGCAGTAAACGCTGTCATAATAGATTCTGAGCGTTCTTTTTTGCGTTCCGATTCACTTTTTTTCTTACCGAAATTCTTTTTGTAGGGCGAGCCTTTGATGTTAAAATCGCCCTCAAAATTACAGTCTTTCAACACACCTGTTGTATCTGATTTGTGTATCGGATAATCAAACCAAAGGTTAAGTGCATCAAATGCCGGAAACTCTCGCAGAGTACCCTCTATTCTCCACGCTGACATCCCTTTTACGGTTTTTTCGGCACGGGCAACATCTGACATCATCAGCTTAAAAGACTGTTCAGGAAGCGTTTTGCGTGCGATGTCAATCATATTATTTGCCATTACCAAATCGTCCTGCGAACACACTTCGCTGATTTTGTTGAAGCGACCTATCCAGTCTTTGCAGATTTTACAGGTTCTTTCATCCTTTTGCTGTTTCATCAAATCATCGCTAATTTCAAGTCTTGTAAGGTCAAGAAGTGCGTCAGGGTCACGAGCGAAAACACCCGAGCCCGAAACTCTATCCATTGACTTTTTTCCGCCCTGAGCACCTTTTGAATGGTGGTGACAGTAGATTACCGCACAACCGATTTCGGTACACACCTTATCAAACTGGTTGCAAAAGTGTGCCATTTGGTCAGCACTGTTCTCATCACCTGTGATAACCTTGTATATCGGGTCAATCACAACAGCTATAAAGTTGCCTTTTAAAGCTCTGCGTATGAGCATAGGCGCTAACTTATCCATAGGCACGGACTTGCCACGCAAGTTCCAAATATCAATTCTGTTTAAGTTTTTTGGTTCAAGTCCAAGTGCTTCATATACATCCTTGAATCTGTGAAAACAGGACGCACGGTCAAGCTCAAGATTTACATACAAGACATTGCCCTGTGCACACTTAAAGCCGAACCATTCTGTACCCTCGGCAATTGCAATGCACAATTCGATAAGACCAAATGACTTACCTGCTTTTGAGGGTCCGCCGAGGAGCATTTTATGCCCCTGTCGCAATACTCCCTCAATCAGAGGCGGAGCAAGTTCAGGAGGATTTTCAAAAAAATCTGCAAGGTTGTCAAGGTCGGGTAAGTCATCGTTGATACTTTCCACCCAGTCTTTCCACTCGGCAAAGTCTGATTTACCGATGTTTGTGTCAATGATAAACTGCTTTTTGCCGTTGCGGATAACACCGGGCATACGGCTCAGCCTTGACGGATTGCGGTTCTGCTTGTCGATTTCAAAGCCGTTTTTATGGCATACATTGTAGAGATAATCAACCCTTTTGCGGTATTCGTCATAGTTTGCGGCATCAATCTTAACAATAGCGTGGACTGATTTTCCGCCCGAATAAACAAGCACCGCAACAGGCAATTCAAGTTCTCTGATGATTGCATTCTGCTCTTCAAGAGCCATACAGTCAGATTCCACGAGAGCGTAACGATAATCGGTTACATTCTCGTTTTTAACACCCTTGCCGTCCAATGGGTTGAACCTTATCCACGCACCTGCCTCGGGTTTGTAATCACCAAATACATTTGAGATATCGCCGTCACAGTTATTAAGTGCGGCAATAAGCTCACCTGCTGTACGGTCACAACTGCCCTTTGTAGGCAGATATTTAACCTTGCCGTTATCGTTCTTCTCCCAAGTTTCGGTTACATAGCCAACATTTTCGGAGCTGTCAAAGAGGGTTTCAAGGTAGGTTACGATTTCATTCACAGGATTCCAGTTTGCAGGCTCGTGAAACTTTACACCCTCACAGGCTGTTACTCCGATATCGCCCTGTTCAAAAGCAATTTCATCATCCCAGCCGAGTTCTTTCGATTCACGGAAAGTCATACCTCTGTCTTTTGCCATTTGGACTATTGTGCCTGCTGTGACAGGTGAGGCAGAGCCGTTAAAGCTCTGCCATTTCTTTTCACACTCACCGTTGTGATATCGGCTGTCTGCTCTGCTCCAATCGTCCCAGTCCCTTACGCTGTACCCCTCTTGTTTGAGTGCCATTCCGACATTTACCCAGTCTTGGTAGTCGAGCTCTGACGGACTGATGTATTCAAGTGCATTAAGTAAGTCCAACCGTATTCACCTCGCTTTGCGGTACATATGTTTTCGGGTTAATGTTTTTCGGAGTTCTCCAACCGTTTGCGGCAATCCTTGAAATCAAAGCTGACGCTTCGTCAAACTGCCATTTGCCCACGTGCTGAAAACCTCTGCTTTCAAGCATACGGATTTGTTTAGGTGTGGTTAAGCCCTCAATTCTTCGCTTTTCGAGCCTGTCAAGAATAAGTTTTGCTTTGCCGGCACTCTGGATTTCATCGGGGAATATTCCGAGCTTTTCAAGTTTTGCTTTCTGTTTGTCTGTAGGCGGAGAACACTCCCAGCCGAATGCCGGAACATATCCTGCAAGGTCCTGCGCCTGAATTGACATTTCGTACTGCAACGGATCTACAAGTTTGCGTTTGCGTGTTCGCATTTCCGCAAGCTGATTTGCAAGCGCCTCTTCACGCTGAGCAACAACATCTTCACTTGCTTTTTCCTCCGCTTCTTCAATGTCAATCGGACAGCCTGCCTGTTCTGATAAGTTTTCTGTCATTTTTTGTGCGACTTCTTCATTGTCGCAAATGAGATGTGCAGGTCTGCAAAGTTCGTGTCTTTCGGTGTGCCACAAAAAGTCGAGTAGCAAAAGCTCCGTCTTGTTTGGAGCAAGTCTTGTACCTCTGCCGACCATTTGGCAGTAAAGCCCCCGAACCTTTGTGGGCCTTAAAACAACAACGCAGTCAACACTTGGGCAGTCCCAACCCTCGGTTAAAAGCATTGAGTTACACAAGACATTGTATTTATCGTTTTCAAAGTCCTGCAATATCTCTGCTCTGTCCTCGCTGTTACCGTTGACCTCTGCCGCTTTAAAGCCTTTTTCGTTCAAAATGTCTTTAAATTTCTGCGATGTTTTTACAAGTGGTAAAAACACAACAGTTTTACGGTCCTTACAGTATTTTTTCATTTCCTCGGCAATCTGATAAAGATACGGATCAAGTGCCGTGTCAATATCACTTGCTTTAAAATCTCCTGCCTGTGTGGCAACTCCTGAAAGGTCAAGTGTAAGCGGTATTGTCACAGCTTTAATCGGTGACAGATACCCCTCTTTGATAGCCTTAGGGAGTGTGTATTCATACGCAAGCGAATCAAATACTGTTCCTAAATTTTTCATATCTCCTCGGTCGGGTGTTGCTGTAACACCCAACACTTTTGCATTGTCAAAATGCTCAAGCACACGCTGATAGCTGTCGCTGATTGAGTGATGTGCTTCATCAATGATGATTGTGTCAAAATAATCGCTGTCAAAGTTTGACAGCCTTTTCTCACGCATAAGCGTCTGTACAGAGCCTACAACAACCCTGTTCCACGAACCTATGCAACTTTGCTCGGCTTTTTCGACTGACGAATTAAGCCCTGTTGCTTTTTGGATTTTGTCCGCCGCTTGGTCGAGCAATTCTCCACGGTGGGCAAGTATCAGCACCCTGTCACCTCGACGGACACATTCTTCGGTGATTTTTGCAAAAACTATCGTCTTGCCACAGCCTGTAGGCAAGACAAGTAATGTTTTTAAATTGCCGCTTTCCCACTCGGAGAAAACGGCATTCTTTGCTTCATTCTGATACGGTCGAAGTTGCATTAAAAGCTACCCGGTGTCCAGTTATTCGGCATCGCAGTATTTGGCGTTGCAGGCTGTGTGTTATACTGTGGCGGATATGTAGGCTGTACATACTGCTGAGGTGCAGACTGTGCTACGGCAGGCGATATCGTTGTCACCTGCTCATCGTATGCATAAAAATACTTGATGTCATTTGTTACGCCCTCTGTGCCGTCATTCTTGGCATATTTGCGGATGATAACCTGACATTTACCTTTCTTGCCGATAATGCCTGTCCAGTCCATGCGGAGCGGTTCGCCGTGCTTTTTCATTGACACGGACAAAAAGAGCTGTGACAGCTTCCATTCAAGCGAGGAGTGCAGTACGAAATTAACTGTAATTTCTCGCTTGTCATCTGCTCCCCACACATCAAAAGTCACTTTCGCCATATTGCATGGTGGCAGTTTACCTTTACCCTGTGAGCGAGCACGCTCAACCTTTGCTACTGTAAAATCATAATCACCCTCGGGGAGCGGTTCATAATTTCCGCCCTCTTCGGTTATTTCGTCGTTCCAACCAAATTCTCTATCCATTTATACATCTTCCTTTCTTATTAAAACGGTAAGTCACGGTTGCTCTGTATCACTTCGAATACCTTATTCCACGCTCCCACAAGGCAACCGTTAATAAATCGTGGGTCATAGTTTGTGATTGGTGTATCGTAAGGGTAGTGTCCCTGTGTAAACACCGCCTGTCTGATTTCGCTTTCATCAACACCGTTAGCTCTCATAAGGTCGGCAAGAGCTTTTGGTATGCCCTCGGGAATATTGACAGACTTGTCATTCTGTATCTGAGGTGTTGACAGCGGTACAGGCTCGGGAACTTTTTCAATCTGTGCAGGTTGTGGCACAGGCTGTGTCGCAGGCTCTGCCTTAGGTGGCTGAGGGGTCGGATTCTGCGTAACAGTGGTGATATTTACAGGTGCAACATCACTAAAAATATGGGCAATGCCTGCGTAGCTAAAATCCATTTCTTCGGGCAGGCCGTGACGGTTCTTTGCGTCCCAACAAGGATGATGCAGCGTGTACATTACTCTTCCACCGCCTTGTGCCTTGTATTTTCTGCCGTCTTTGTCGGTTGCTACCGCTACTGTTTTATAGTTTGCGAAAAGTACCATATCCGCCCATTCTTTTACAAGCGGAGAAATCTGTGAAGCAGTCTTTTTGCCGAGTTTTAGCTCCCAGCGGTCATATTCACCGATTTCATCAGGCTGTGAAAACTTGCGAAGCTGTGCGTGTGCGGTAAGCACAACATTGATACCTCTGTCAATCAAATCTTCAAGGCTGTTCAAAAATCTGCCGAACTCCTCTTTTTCGTAAACATATCCGTTTCCGTAACCGAAATCTTCAATACCTTTTTTGCCGTACTTTGAGCAAATATCATCAATACAAAGCTGTTCTGCCCAGTCGATTGTATCAATAACAACCGTCTTGCATACAGTCGGATTGCTTTTGATATATTCAAGCTGACTTTTGAGCATAGTCCACGATGTCGGCTTATCCATTCTCGCAACATCAAGGTTTTTTGTGCTGCCCTCCGTGTCGATAAACAGAGGATTCGGAAACTGCGAAGCAAAAGTTGACTTGCCGATACCCTCGGGACCGTAAATTACAACCTTTTGAGCCGACTTGATTTTACCTCTTGTGATGTTCATTATCTTACCCCCTGTACATCTGAAAAATTGATTTTATTGCCGTCAACATCAATGACAACATAGTCGATTGCGTAGTTGAGCAGTTCGTTTGTCAAATCCTGTATTGACTTGCCTGTCATACCTGCAATCAAAACAATTCTTGAATAGTTTTCAGGCATAATCTTGACCTTGGTATAACCGCAGGCAAGCTCTCTGTGCGGATTGCATTTGATTACACATTCATTTGTATTTGTTTTTGCTGTTGTTTTAGCTGTAGTTCTTGTAGCCATAATTAAAACTCTCCTTCTGTCCAAGTCGGTGTTGTAACAGGTACGGTTGTTTCGGACTTAATATAGCCGTCCTCAATGATTATTGAACATTCATCGCCGTTTGAAACTCTTGTTGCAATAGCCTGCAATCCCTCTGATTCAAGCCATTTTGCAAAGTCTTTGAGTGTGTCGGTATCCATTTGTTCGAGCTTGTCAAGCAGGACAAATCCGCATTCGGGATTGAGCTTGCGAACAATTGCCGTAGCGACACGAAGCTGTTCCGAACCGCTCATGTTGTCCCACTTAAAACCGTTATATGTAAGCTCGCCCTTTTCAACAGATAAGCCGTCAAGGGGCAAGTTTGCGTTGTTGAGCAAGTCATATTTTGTTTTGCGGATTTCTTCAAGCTGTGCCGTCATATCGGCGTACTTGCCGTAATATTCCTTTGCGTCCTCATCAGCTTTCGCTTTATCGAGGTTGGCTCTGACTTTGCGGTTAATTTCGTCAATCTCGGTAATGTTTCTTTCAAGCTCTGCCGTGCTTTCATCGTGCAGTTCGGCAACGGTCTTTCTGCTCCGTTCAAGCTGTGCAAGCACTTTTGTAAGTTCGGAATTGTATTTTCTCAAATCCTCGTTAAGCCTGTTGATTTCACTCTGCAAATTGTTGGCACGGCTTTCAAGGTTATCTTTTTCTGCTCTCAGGCGGTTATTTTCACCGTTGCGTGCAAGAATTTCCTGTTGTTTATTGATAAGCTCCGAGGCTGACACAGGTTCATTCGGCACGCCTTCGTATTCGGGCATTTCGGCGGCGAACTTTTTCTTTTGGTCTGCAATCTGACCGATAGCACGGCGCTCGTTATACACCTGTGTTTCCTGCGTTTCAAGCTCGTAAACTCTGTTGCCTACACCGATAATCTGCAAGAGCGTGTCAGCCTTTTCCTTGCCGGTTGCATTCATAAATTTAGGCAGATCAAGAGCAAAGTTACTGACAAATGCGTCAAGCAAAGCCTGTCCGCCTTTGTTGCCTGCGGTGTCAATTACTTTAAGACTGCTGTTCTTACCGCTGCGCTCCACAACAATACCGTTTGAGAGCTTGATTTTGAGATGTGGCGGAATTGTTGAACCCTCACGGTACGGAGCAGACGGAGCGAAACGATTACCGCCGAGAGCCCACGCAATTGCGTCAAGAACAGATGTCTTGCCCTGTCCGTTTTTACCGCCCAACACGGTAAGTCCGTTTTCGGTCGGTTCATAAGCAACCGCCTTTACTCTTTTTACATTTTCGATTTCAAAAGCTGATATTTTTACTGACATATTAAAGTCCTCCTTGACAATTCGCTTAAAATTGTCTATCATTTAATTAAGGTATTTTTCTTTATCCGTTGAGGCTTTGCAGAGCTTCAGCGGATTTTTCTTTTTTAGTTGACATTTGAAACACCCATACATTCAAAATTGAATGCTTCGGATTCAGGCGTTTCAAGGGCTTTGAGCTTGCGGGCAAGTTCTGCGTTTTTCGCTCTTTCGGCAACATATAAGGCTGTCACCTTGTTAAGCTTTGCTTTTGTTTTTTCAAGACGGCTGTTCGCAATGTCACGCTCCTGCTCGGTGCTTGCAAGACTTTTTTGCGTGTATTTAAGCTGGTCTTTGCTGTCATGGTACTTTTTTCTAAGTGACCTTTTTGTTTCTAAATCTTTAAATGCCATTTTTAATGCTCCTTTATGTATTGTCTGATTTCTTCCTTATCAAATCGCCAAAGCTTTCCGATTTTGTGGGCAGGAAGAACGCCCCTTTGTGCAAGCCGCGTTGTGTAATCAACATTAAGCGCAAGCAATCGTGCCACATACGGCACATCAATTATCACAGGCACTTCATCCCAGTTGACTATTGGTCTTTCTCTCGGCATATGTACACCTCCTTAATTTTCGTTGGTAATTTTGTCTGAAACGATTTCGACTGATTCAACATCAGCTACGCTTCCTTTGTGTCAATAAGTTTAAGTTTTGCCATTTTCTCACCTGCTTTTCGATATTTTATTGCTTTACACGACCTTAAATGTTATGATTAACTATGAAAGGGGGTGCAAAGCGTGGCAATTGTATTGCAAATTTTACTTGTTGTATGGGTATTTAGATTGCTTACAAATGTTTTTAGACTATGTGCAACCAAGTTTTATTTCTATCTTTTCAAGAATAATTACAAACATCTAAACAGATGTTCAAGACCTGTTGGAGTTTTATTTAGCAAAGCCAACACTCAACAATATGTAGTTTGCACCGAAAGAAGATATTCGGTAAAAGAAATGTATCAAGATTACATTTCCAATTGTTTGACTGATAGGCATTCAAGCAATAAAATATCCAAAATTTTTAACAATACGATAGGCGTTTACAGTTACAGAATAAGACAAAACTTTTACCCTGTATTTTGGCTGACTGCTCCTGTAAATGCTTTAAACTCGGTTAATGTACATCCGAATACGATTTTATCGGTCCTCATTAACATTTTGTTTTGGCTTATTAACTTTTCCGCAGGATATTTCCTTGAAAAGTTTTTAGACAACAATCTTCCGACTAATCTGCTTTCAACTTTTGATAAGCTGATATAATAAAATTTCTTATACTCTGGCGTTCTTTTTTATTTCTGCAATTGTCAAGTCTGTTTACTTCATTGAACATTGCAGTATATAAAAGAGCGTCAATCTTTTTTTGACTTACTTCAACAAATACAGGTTTTTCCGTCTTTCTTCACCTCTTTTCAGCAAAGTCCGTTTAATGGGACTGTGATTGTGGTATTATTGATTGTGTTGCAAATATCTTTTGCGAATGTTATAATCGAGCAAAGGAGCTGATTATATGTGGGTAATAATTAGTGGTATTTTAGGCATTGCAGGCTTTTTAATATCTTTAATAAACCTGATTAACTATTTTGTTTCGCACAAAGTGAATTTGGAAATCACAATGCTTGAATACGCATACAAATTAGGCGTGCAGGGAAAGAAAAGACTTTTCATTCATTATAAACTTAACAATAAATCGCAACTGCCTATTTCTGTTACCGACATTCAATTAGTTCTGAACGGCATAGAGTACACCGAAGATTACAACACCCACGAAGTTAATTCTTATCATCACAAGGCAAAAGGTGTTGATGAGTATGTTCCGACATACAATGAACATCTGCCTATCAATCTTGAGTGCCTACATTCTCATTCGGGTTACCTCGTTTTTGTAATTCCTGAAGATAATTCTCCAAATCTCGATAAAGGTCTGACTTTTCAAATTCGCACCAATCGGAATAAGGAAGTACAAAAGAAAGTGTCATTGAATGAGGTGGTAACGCTCCGCTCCACTCTACCTTATCAAAAGTATAAAAATCTTTTTCTAAAGGATAAGGCGGAACATAAGGTGCACTGACAGTCTTGGCGGCTGTTGGTGCTTTTTCTATGTTGAATAAATTATTAAAAAATCCCATTTTCTCACCCCCTTAATATAATAGTTGCATTTATGCGACAAACTGACTAAAAAAAATAGCCTGTGCCTCATCACCTGTTAATCCGAGAATTTGTGTGATAGCGTCTGCCTGCTTAATGGTAAAATCCTCACCACCGTTAGAAAGTTTACGATACATCGTACTTTTGTCGATACCGATACTTTCAGCAACCTTTTCAGGGGTTAATCTTTTCTCCTTGATAGCCCCTTTCAGCTTATCAACATTAGTCAATTTTATCACCTCCAGTTTTTATTGTGTTGCATTTCTGCGACAACTATATGATACCACCCTTGTAAGTTATTGTCAATATATTTTTCGCATTTTTGCAAAATTATTTTTATTTTTTCAAAAAGTAGTTGCATTTTTGCAACCGTTATGTTATAATACTGTACAGTAAAGGAACGGTGGCGGCTGTTTCGACTCCCTTGAGAAAGGGGGTGATTGCGTGGAATACATAGCTGTGATAGTAATTTTCACATTTTTTATTGTGTTCACCATAAAGAAATAACCGCCCTGTACTGCAATACAAGACGGTTATAAAAAATAATTAGTTTTTGAATAGCGGAACAGCTAAAGCCGTTCCCTTACTACCATTATAATACAACTTATTTTGCATTATGTCAATAACAATATATTGAAAAAAGGTGTTACTTATGACAATCGGCGAACGCATTAAAAAATTGCGAGAAGAAAAAAATATAACTGTTGATAAACTTGCCGAGCTGATAGGAAAGAACAGAGCTACAATATACAGATATGAAAGCAGCGAGATTGAAAAGTTACCAACAAGCGTATTAGAACCGCTTTGTAAAGCTTTAGGAACTACTCCTGCGTATATTATGGGTTGGGACGATAAAACACCGGAACAAGCAACCCCCCTTCCGCAAACAAATGTATTTATGCGACCGGTATATGACAGCATTTCGGCAGGGTTCGGAGTGATAGCTCAGGATGTGCCTGTTGACTATATGCCTACATACATCACCTGCCCCTCAGAACAGGATAAATATATATGGATAAATGTTCACGGTGATTCTATGAGTCCTCTGATTGATGACGGCAGTAAAATCCTTGTTAAAAAACAATCTTCCGTTGACAGCGGTCAGATTGCCGCAGTCCTCGTTGACGATGAAGAGGCTGTTGTTAAAAAGATCCTTTACAACGATAACACCGTTGAACTTCATTCAGTCAACCCCTACTATCCCCCACGAGTGTTCAAAAATAACGACGTCACCCGTGTTCAAATCCTCGGTCTTGTAAAAGAAGTAAGTAAATCGTTGCAGTGAGAAAAGCTGTTTTACTGTAACAGTTAAATTTGTAAAAATATATTGATTTTGTGAATTTGTCGGTGTATAATTATATTCAATTCGTAAAAACAGCCTATTTTTGCGAATTGCTTTTCTGATATATGCGTATAATTGTTAAATTACGGCATATAATACTTATTGGAGAGGTGATACATTTGGGGTATAAATCTTTAGATAAGCTGTTTTATTCTGACAAAGAAAATTATAAAAAAATTTACAACGAAAGGTATAAAAGCGAATACGCAGTACACTTAGATTTTCTAATACACGATAACCCTGCTTTTTTTGTGATGATACCCGAATTTATTACGAAAATTCGTGACATTTATAAAACCGATAAGCAAATCAAAGCTTTAAGGGATTCATTACCCGAAAAAGCAATTGACCATTTCGCTATCAGATGTTTGGTTGATGAAATTGTAAAGACAAATGATATTGAAGGTGTTTACAGCTCAAGAAGAGAAATTAACAGTGTCTTGTCAGAACTGGAAACAAAGAGCCACGGGAAGCGTTTTATGGGGCTTGTGCAAAAATATCTTATGTTGCAAAAAAATGAAACTATGTCCTTTGACACCTGCGAAGATATCCGCAACCTGTACAATGATTTAGTATATTTTGAAATTGAAGAAGATAACCCGTCTGATTTGCCTGACGGTAAAATCTTCAGAAAAGATTCAACAAGCGTCCTCAGTGCGACGCAAAAAGAACTTCACAGAGGAGTTAATCCCGAAGAAAAAATTATAGAGTGTATGAATAAAGCGTTGGCAATACTTAATGACAAAAGCATTGAGTGTGTTTTCAGAATATCAATTTTTCATTACCTCTTTGGTTACATTCATCCTTTCTATGACGGCAACGGAAGAACATCCCGTTTCATCAGCAGTTACTTGTTGTCAAAAGAATTTGAATCAATTATCGGTTACAGAATGTCTTATTCTATTAAAGAGAACATAAACGATTACTACAAGGCATTCAAGGTGTGTAATGACCCGAAAAACAAGGGGGATTTAACTCCTTTTATAATTATGTTTACCGATATTATTGATGATTCGTTGCACAAGTTGGTGTACGCTTTGGAGAAAAGATTAGAGCAACTGACACATTACAGAAAGTGCATTATCTTTCTGCCTAAAGGCGCCGACGAAAAATATAGTAATCTGTATTTTTTGCTTATTCAGGCAAGTTTGTTTTCCGAAAGCGGAATAAGCACAAAGGAACTAATGGATATTATGAAATTAAGCAGAAGTACAGTTACAAACAGGTTAAACACCCTGTCCGATTACAGTTTAATAATCAAAAAAACTTTAGGCAATATCCGTTGCTACAGTCTCGACATAGATAAAATAGATACAATAATGGAAGAGATAAATAAATAAAAAAACCGCCCTGACCTGTTGGCGCAAGTCGGAGCGGAATCACCTACACAGGGTGCAGATGATGCAGTTTAATGCAAAATAATTGTATCACAATCCCTTGTGTTTTTCAAGTAATTTAAAGCACAAGGGATTTTTGCACCCTTTTTTAAGCAAAAGGAGTGTATATTATGGCAAAAGCAAAACTTAAAAAGCGTGCAGACGGACGCTATCAAAAGTCTGTATATCTTGGCAAAGACGAGGACGGCAAACGCAAATACAAAACCGTCAACGGTTACTCTGTCAAAGAGGTTGAAGAAAAGGCACAGCTTATCAAGTTACAAATCGGCAAAGGTATGGATGTGCTAAACGCAGGAATGAAATGGGGCAAACTCGTTAGCTTGTGGCTTGCCTACAAAAAATCCATACTTTCCGAGGGGCAGTACAAAACCTATTCAATTTATCTGAGCCACTTCTCTGCCCTGAATGACCGACCGATTAACAAACTTGTCAAATCCGACTTTCAGCAGATAATTCTTGACGAATACGCTTGCAATTCACACACAGGCAAGCCGACCGCAAAAAAGACTTTGCGTGATTGGCGTGGTGCAGTAAGGCAGGTGTTCAATTATGCCATAGAAAACCGTGTAATCGAATTTTCACCTGCACAATACATAGAGATACCCCGTGACGCAAAAACCTCAGAACGACGAGCATTGACCGCACAGGAACAATTGTGGGTGGTATCAACAGAACACCGTGCACAGTTACCTGCAATGATAATGATGTTTGCAGGTTTGCGACTGGGCGAATGCCTCGGCTTGCAATGGCGAGATATAAACCTAACCGAACGAACAATAGATGTTCATCAGAAACTTGTGACCAAAGGTAAGGCGCATATTGAACAAGGAGCAAAAACTATTTCGGGAGTGCGTACTGTTACAGATGTTCCGAAAATTCTTATTGACTTTCTGAAAAAGCAACCTGAGCATAAACCCGATGATTTTGTTGTGACTTCCACAAAAGGTACTCTGATGAGTGATACAGCGTGGCGGCGATTATGGAACAGCTATATGGCAGACCTTAATATTAAGTACGGCGATTTTTCGGACTATGAAAGACAGCCTAAAAGTAAGTATGACCCTAAAGGTGTACCGTTTATGATTGATAGATTTACGGCTCATTCGCTCCGTCATACCTGCGCTACAAATCTGCTCTACACAGGACACGAACTACACTATGTGCAAAAACAACTCGGACACGCTAAGCCGTCAACTACTCTCGACATCTACACACACTATGTCGAATCATTGCCAAAACGCAAATCAAATAAAATAATCAGTATTGACACATTGATTAAGGAGTTTAAACCTGCCCAAAAGCAAGCATAAGCGCTATAAAATTGCGTGCATTGCACTAAAATTTAAAAAAGCCGATAAATACTAAGTTTTTCAGTGTTTTATCGGTTTACTCCTAAGCGAAAGGTCGGGGGTTCGAATCCCTTTTGGCACGCCAAAAACTCCGCC